TCGCTGGATTGATATTCGCTTGCATGAAGAACCTGAACCAGAGCCTGAGCCACCTACAACTGAAACACCTTTTGATTTCCAGCCTACAAACTTATCCGAGGCTGTGGCTGCTGCAATGGCTGGGGTGGAACCGCCGGAAGTCTCAGATACCGATGAAACACTTTAACAACTCGCTAATTTAGCGGGTTTTTTTACGCCCATTTTTTATAACTGCCCGCTGATAAAGCGGGTTTTTTTATGCCTAAATTTTGGAGAACTATAAATGAGTTCAGGCGCAAAAATTCGATTATATGCTTGTGAAGAAGCAGTATTAGGGACGACTCCAGCAAACCCAATTTGGTACACAGTTCGCCGTGTAACCGATGGCCTATCAGAAAATGTCTCTACGGAAGAAAGCAGTGAAGTAGTTGACTCACGCTATCGTCAAGGCGGTGTAGTTACTGAAGCGGAAGTTGCTGGTCAGTTAGAGTTTGAATTGTCACTTGGTACCTTTGATTTATTCTTAAGTGCTTTAGCATTTAATAACTGGGCAACGAATAGCTTAACCATTGGCGGTAATGTACGTAAGTCTTTAACGCTGGTTAAAGTTTTCGAAGATGTTGGCCAAGTCTTTATTTATCGTGGAGTACAGGTTAATTCTGGTGAAATTACTATCCAGACCACGGGGAAAATCACTGGTAACTTTGGTCTTGTAGGTAGCTCGTTTACTCGTCAGCAAACTAACCCTGTAGTGAATCCGGTGGCAGCCTCAACTCGTCCGCTGGTGAGTATGCCGAACGTGGAAAACTTGCTTATTAATGGTCAATCAATTCAAGGTAAGGCTTGTCTACAGTCTTTGACTATTTCTATTAACAATAACCTTGAAGCGATCCGTTGTATTGGTTCAGGTAAATACACACCTGAGTTCTACATTGAAAAGATGATGGATATCGAAGCGAATGCTTCATTCATGTTCTCGGCCACAGCTGCTGGTTGGATTGATGCAATCAAAACCCGTGATGTGTTTACACTGACCTTCGACATCAGAGACAGCAAAGGAAGTAAATATTCATTTAACTTCCCACAACTGGAAGTCATGGAAGCCAATCACCCGGATGGCGGTGGTGACGACATCATTACTGTAGACATCAACTTTGCCCAAGTTCGCACAGCGCCAACAATTGTACGTGCTCTTGTGTAATCAACTTATTCAGTAACAAAGCCTATGGAATCCCATGGGCTTTTTTATTTCTAAAAATTAGAGGTTGCTATGGCTTTAAAAGTCGGAATTATTAAAAGCTCGGACGTATCAAAATGGTGCGAATACAAAGGTGCTGATGGCGAAGTACAGGCAGAGTTCAAAGTCCGTGGTATTGCCTATAAACCTTTTCAGGTAGCGATTGAACGGGCAGGAAACCAGATCTCGTCTAAAGGCTATGATGTGATGGTCAAAGATGAAAATGCCAAGCTTTATCACGAATTGTTAATGGATGCATGTGCTGCCCACTTAATTGAAGACTGGAAAGGTGTGGTATTTGCCGAAATCGTGGATGGTAAAACTGTTGAGACCGAAAAACCGTATACACCTGAGAATGCCTCAAAGCTTCTTAATCTTGGTGATATTGGTATTTCAATCTGGCTATTCATTAAAGAACAGGCCCAGAAGATTCAGGAAGAAGCCGACAAGGACAAGGCTTTAATTCTGGGAAAGTCATCGAGCTCTACAAATACCAAAAAACGTATGCGTCGAAAACGCCGCACGAAATCGAACAAATCAAGTTCTTAGGTGGTCGTATTCCTGATCCGCCAGAGTATTCTTATGCGGCTGATTCCATTCTTTCGGCATTTAGCACTATATGCAGATCCAGACGATATGAGCAGGGTATCCCTTTATCTTTAGATCAGCAGGCAATCAATGTCTATGCAGAGCATAATGATTTGCCAGTGGCTGCTCATATTTTTAATGACTGTATTTTTGCTTTGGATAACCTGTTTCTGGATGAGTGCCATAAGAAGTTTAAGGCAAAAAAATAAAATGTTTTAAAGCTTTATTCCTTAAAGCTTAATCAAGTGCGGGATATTTTAAGAAATAAACTATATACCGCACTTTTAGCATAGTATTTCTAAAATCCTTAATAGCAAGTTTGTTAAGTTGTTGAATTTTAATATTTTAAATTTCAAGGCTAGGTGTTTAAGAATGTAATTTCTAGTTGACATAAATGTCATTAAGAAATATTATATTTTCAATAGTAAATTATATCGTACGAAATATTGTTGAATCGCACGATTACTATTAATGTTAATTTTATTTTACTGATTATCTTATTCTATTTTGGAAATTATTATGAAAGCTCCAGCAATGTTGGTAACACCAACTTTTGGTGTTGATTCATCTCAAAAAATTCTTCAAGAAGCTCAGAAAAAAATTACGCCAGCTCGTAAATCACGCCTTGAGCAGCTTGCTCAAATAGCAAAAAACGCATTTAAAAATTAATTATGAGGTTTCAATTTGTCCACAGAGATTAATATTTCTGAGGTCGAGTTACGAAATTTAGATTCAGTAGAAAAGCATCTTTATCAAGATTTTTGTTGTGAGCGTGAAGAGCTCAATACGTTCTTGATTGAAGATGCTTTTGATTATCATAATTATGGTTTAACCCGAACTACTTTGGTATTTCATAACGATGTACTGATTGGCTATTTTAGCTTGTCAGCTGATAAAATTGTGCTCACTCAAACAGAAATTGATGAATTATCTTTAAATGGGGAATTTAAAGTAACTTATTTCCCTGCAGTAAAGATTACAAAACTTGCTATTCAGAAAGCTTTTGCTGGCAAGGGGTATGGTAGGCTTATTTTGGAATTAATTGAAGGCCTAGTGTATGGTCAACATATGGCTATAAGATTTTTGACTTTAGATGCTGTAAATGAGGAAAAAGTTCTTAAGTTTTATGAGCGAAATGGATTTAATGAAAGTCTCCATGAAGCTAGACAGCAAAGACAAAAGCAAAATAGGCAAACGATATTAATGCATAAAGATATCTTTAGTGAATAAACCACCTTCGGGTGGTTTTCCTTTATGTGACATTTAGTAACCAGTTTGTTAAAGTTAAAACAACTTATAACAAATGGTGAAAATTCATGAAAAAATTATTAACTGCATGCTTAATTAGTTTGGGTTTAGTTGGATGTGCAACAACATCTGGAACTGCCCCGAAGGTTTCAACGAGTGGTTTTGATGGGTCAAAAAGAGTTTCAATTGATGGACATGGTGTTGCATGTGATCAAATGGTTTGTCCATTAATTGGTGCTATTTGGTCAAGTAATAGTCCTAATCTTGTTGGTTTAAAGATCTCAGTTATAAATAGTATTGTTGCTATTAATTCTGTTGATTTGAATGTGGATGGGGAAATAATAAAATTAAGAGAAAGTACACTAACTGATTTTTCTAATGACATAGTTCTAGAATCTAGCAAGGTTTTTGTAACCGACTTATCTACTGTTGATAAAATTCTCAACTCAAAAAGAGCTTGGATTCGAGTTAATACTAGCAAGGGACTAATCGAAAATCCGATTATTGATGGTTCTAAGGATAGTAAGGCTTACCACGCATTAAAACGCTTTAAAGATCAAGTAAATACTGTTAAGTAAAGCTTTGAAGTAAGTAAAAGAAATGAAACCCGCGCAGGCGGGTTTTTTTATTGCCTAGAGGAAAAGTAAGATGGCACAAGAATCCCGTTTGGTCATTGTTATTGATTCGCAAAATGCTGAACGTAATGCGCGTAATCTAGGCAATGAGCTCAATAGCATTGAGCGTAAAGGTGAATTTGCATCTAAGTCTATGGACAGCTTGTCTGTAGCCACCAGAGCTTTAGCTGGACACATGGCTGGTTTATTAACAGTAGGTTCAGCCATTTCAAAGATGGATACATATACTGGATTACAAAATCGCCTTAAGTTAGTCACTAACAATCAAGCTGAGTTAAACAAGGCTACGGAAGACACTTTCCGAATTGCTCAAAAAACCTATTCAGCTTGGGATTCTGTGTTACAGGTATATCAACGTTTTAGTGATAATGCTAAAACACTGAATTTAACTATGGATGACACTGCTCGACTAACTGAAACAGTATCAAAAGCAGTTGCGATCAGTGGTGCAAGTGCAGAAGCAGCTGATGCAGCTTTAGTTCAATTCGGGCAGGCTTTGGCAAGCGGTACATTACGTGGTGAAGAACTCAACTCAGTTATGGAACAAACACCAGCTCTAGCAAAGGCTATTGCTAAAGGTATGGGTATTACTGTAGGTGAATTACGTTCAGTAGCTGCTGAAGGAAAAATCACTTCACAGGAAATCGTTAAAGCACTTAAAAATGTCCAAGATGAAGTTGATACTCTTTTTGCTAAAACTGACATTACAATTGGTCAATCATTAACTTTACTTAATAATGAAATTACTAAATTTGTAGGAGAGGCTGGTAAAGGAAGCGGGGCAGCACAGGCTTTATCAGGATCGATTCAGTTATTAGCAAATAATTTGAATTTAATTGCAGACAGTGCATTTGCCATAGGTATTGGCTTAATGACAAAAGCTGTTTTAACAAAAACGGTTGCTGTACAAGCGAGTATTGCTGCATCAACCAAACAAGTGTTTGCCACAATTGCTGAACGTAATGCGAATATTGCAGCAGCAAAAGCTGAAGTGGAATCTGCGCTTGCCGAAGCACAAAGTACGCAGGTGACACTAACGAACATCAAAGCTACTCATGCTCAGATCATGGCAGAAATAGAACTCGAAAAAGTTCGTTTAAAAGCCCAAATCACTGAACAAGGTCGCACGGCTACCATCACACGAATGGCTCAGCTAGGACGATTACAAGCTCAAGTTGCGTTAGAGGTTGCTGCCGCAGAAACAGCTCAATCAGCATCATCTGCAAGATTATCAGCAGCCTTAACAGCGCAATCTGTTGCTACAAGTCGTTTAGCTTTGGCAAAGTCAGCGCTTATGGCGATTTTTAGCCCAATGGGTTTAGCGATTGCAGCAACAGCCGCATCTTTCTATTTACTAAGCAGCAGTTCGGATGAAGTCAAAGAGTCTCTTGCAACACAATCTGACTCGGTTAGTGATTTAACAGATAAGTACATAAAGTTAAATACTGTGCAAGCATTAACAGAGGGTGTGCGGTTACGCAAAGAGATTGAGCAGCAAAATGATGCAATTGATGATGCTAGTGGAGCTATCAAACGTTTTGCTTATATCCAAAAGGAATTATTTAAATTATCTGGCAGTGATTATGAAGATTATCAAAATGCCATTAAGTCTATTGCTACAGGTGCAAGCGATGCAGGTGATCTCTTAAAAAAGATGATTTCATCTGGTCGTTTTAGTCAGACTCAAATTGATAAACTTATTGAGTTCTCTAGTGCAGTAGCAGAATCAAAAAATAAGATTGAGCAGGGTAATACTGCTCTAAAACTCTTAAATGCTACTTCTGGACAACATGTTGAGGTAACGGCCGAATCAATTAAGCAATTAACAATTCAAACAAACTTAACAAAAGTCGCTACTCAAAATTTCACTGACATGAAAACACAAATGCTTGATTCATTACGAGCACAATTGGAATTCATTCGGTTAAATGGTGGTAGTGAAGAACAAGTTAAATCGTTGAATAAGGTAATTCAGGCATATTCTTTAAATCAAATTTCAGCAACTGATGCTGTGAGTAAGTTCAACAGTACCGCCAAAGTTCCGGTTGATAACATTAAGAAATTGCAAGAATATGCCATTAAAACGGATCAGTCTAAAATTGCGTTAAATCAGGCTAATGCTGAGCTGAAGAAACAAAACGACTTGCGTAATGAGTACCTAAAACAACATCAAACTGTACTTGGTGCTCAACAAGGAGAAACAAATGAATTAAATAACCAAGTCGCTGCACAAGAAAAGCTAAATAAATTACGAGACAATGCCAACAAAGATAATCTGAAAAATGATTTTCTTATAAAAAACACTAAGGCATTTGGTGGTGGCGAAAAGGGTCTTGATAAGGCGCGTGCGGCATCAGAGTTTTATACCGACAATAAAATTCCGATGACTAGAAGTTTAACTGGTCAGGAATATGCAATTTTTGAGGCTTGGTATAAGAAGCAGAAGGAAGTCAAGGACTTACAAGAAAGCATTTCTGAGTCTACCAGAAAGCAAACAAAAGAGGTTGAAAAACAAACCAAAGAGTCTGCCAAACAAGCTGTTCTACTTGCGGGGAATAATGAGCGAGTGAGAAATATGCTTCGGGTTTACCAATCCTTCCGTAATGCAGGCTTAGGCGATAAACAAGCTCGTGTAATGACAGCTCAAGTTGGACGAGAGACTGATTTTAGAAATGAGGCAATGTTTGGTAGTCACAAAGATGCCAATAATGGTTATACCAACACAGGATTTTTATCATGGCAAAAAAGTCGCTCAACTAAATTAATGCAGTCTTTACAAGGGCAAGGAGTCTTGGATAAAAACGGTAAAATCCAGCAAACTCAAGATGCATTGGATGCAATGGCTAAACATGCTGTGCAAGAGGCGATGACCGATAAAAGTTATAGTAAATCTAAAGCAGCTCTTCTTAATGACGATTTAGACTATCGAAGTTTAGAGAGAATTGTTGCCAAAAATTTTGTTGGCTGGGACTATGACGGGAAAAAGCTTGGCAAAGCTAAAGCTTCACAGCATTTAGCCAAACAAGACTCTTACTATAATCAGCTTAGTAAAATTTTAGGAGATAACCCCGAAGCAGCCTCAAAAGCAATCGGCGATCTTTCGAAGTTCGAAGATGAAGCATATAAGGCACGTGCTAAAACTCTTGAGGAAGTTAAGCAGCTACAGGCAACATATGATTCAGAAACAGTTGCTAGAAGCAAAAAACGTGAGGAGGAAATCAACAAAGCAACCATTTTAGGTCAATCAAATTTAATCCCAAAAATTAATGAGCGTTATGATGCTGAAGACAAGTTAGCTCAGAAGCAATTTGATTTTGAAGTAAATGGTTATAAGTGGACTGAAGAACAAAAGCTTGATTACACATATGAAACTAATTCTTTGCGATTAGTTGCTGAAGGCAAACTCTCTGAAGATCAAAGAAAGGTTGCTTTAGATGGCCTGAAATTGCAAAAGCAGCAAGAGTTAGGATTACTAAAACTTGCTCAAGAGCAACGTTTGTTTCAAGCTAAATTATTCTTGCTTTCAGAAACTGAGGCAATGCAAGAACGCTACCGATTGGAGCGAGAAGAAATTGCCAAAACGGTAAAAGATGAGGAGGAAAAACGTAAGCGACTGGCATTATCACGTGATCAAGAACGATTAGAAGCACTTGATCGTGCAGCAAAAGCTGGTCAAGCATGGGGTGGTGTTCATGCTGATACGAATGGGACTAGTGAGTTCTTTCGGCAAGATCAGGAACGAACAAGTAGTTTAAGTTCTGCATTGAATCTAGTTGATAGTCAAGTAGGGGTAGTTAACTTAAATGAACAAAATTCACTTGAGACTTTAAATGCTCAATTTGAGCAACAGCTTATTAGTCAGCAGGATTTCGAAAACCAGAAAACTGCAATCATTCAAGCTGCTCAATTACAGCGAGAACTAATTTATGCAGATTACGCAAAGAGTGCTCAGGAAATTGAGGCCAAGTATCAACAAGATCGACTGAATACACAGTTAATGTATGGTCAACAAATGACAGGATCATTAACCTCGATGTTCGGATCTATGTTTGGAGAGCAATCTAAAGCCTACAAAATCATGTTCGCCGCTGATAAAGCTTATGCCATTGCAGCTGCTGGTATTTCTATTCAGCAAAGTATTGCAAAGGCGGCTAGTGTTGGTTTTCCAGCAAATATCCCATTAATTGCAAGTGCTATTGCACAAGGTGCAAGCATCATTGCAAACATTCGGGCAATCAAAGATCAAGGCTTTGCTGACGGTGGTTACACTGGATCTGGTGGAAAATATGAACCTGCAGGTATTGTCCATAAAGGAGAGGTGGTCTGGTCCCAAGAAGACATTAAACGCTGGGGGGGAGTTGGTTTAGTTGAGAAAATGCGTAAGAGTGCAAACCCTGAAGCTTTTCTCAATAACAATGCCTCGGCAGATAGTGTCATGCGCCGTGCAATGATGAGCTCTAATGCCTTTTTAGAAAGCCAAAAGCAATCTGATATCTTTAATCAACCGGCTCAAGATACTCAGATTATCTATAAGGGTAATAGAGACACACCTAAGTTAGCTTCTTCGGCAAATTCTGACTTATTCCATGATGGCAAGGTCTACTTCTCATCCAATGGTTTAGTTCAGGATCGTTCAAATCTTGAGGATGTTCAAGACTTCACGATGGGTAAAGCTGCTCGACCTCAAGCTGAGATTATGCCTTCAATTGAGCCAGCTGCACCGACAATCAATTTCAAAATTGAAGTGATTAATCAGGTGAGTGGGGCGACAGTTGAAGCTGAACAACTGGATGAGCAAACAGTCCGGATCATTGTTACAGATGAACTGGATAAGCAGCTTCCAAGAAAGGTACCGAAGCTTGTTAGTGATCAAATCGCAAATCCAAACTCAACCATTAGTCGGTCTTTGACTGAGAATACGACAGCAAGACGGAATCGTTAATCAATAAAACCACCCTTCGAGGTGGTTTTTTATTACCTGAAGGAAAGTTATGTACAAGTTAAAGCTAAATCCTCAGACCAGCGGCTATGGCGTAACACCGGGTGATGATGTGAAACGTCAGCAGATGGATGGCGGTCGTGGTCGCTATTACATCGATGTAAAACGTAACAGCCACATTGTTGATGTGAACTGGAATTTAAGTAAAACCGATTTCAATAAAATGATGGCTTTCTGGCGGATCTACCAGAATAAGCCAGCCTCATTCTATGCGGATCTGGTGATTGATCAGGGAACACGTCAGCAATACCTGTGTAACTTCATTCCGAACTCGTTCAAGACCAATGAGGTGAATGGCAACCTTTACCGGGTAAATGCACAACTCGAAGTTGTTCAAAACCAGCCTAACCTTGCTGCAGATATAGCATTAATTAAAGATTGGGAGGTCTAATGGATAACGAATATGCCAAATTCTTTTTCAATCGGAAAGTTGATGTCTGTCAACTGGAGTGTATTGAGCTTTCTCATCCTTCTTTTATGAATACATACCGAATAGTCCGTAATGATGATCGTGGGGTGTATGTACAACATAAGGAGGGATCCGGTCAGGTCTATTATGAATTTTTGCCAGCATCTATTCAAAGATCCGGAATGCTGGGTGATCTGGACCAGACATTAACAGTCTCTATATCTGGTTTAGGTGATGTAATGCCGGATGAGTTTGAACGGGTAATCGAAGGCCAATATCCCGATGTAAAGCCAACCGTAAATTACCGGATTTACAGTTCAGACAATCTGAATTCTCCAATGTTTTATTTACTCGGACTACAACTCTCAAGTGTCGCCATGAACCATAAAGCTGTGACATTCAAGGCTGAATCACCACGATTAAATACCACTAAAACTGGGGACATTTTTGCACTGGATCGCTTTAGTGGTTTGAAGGGGGCTATATGAAAAGTCACGATCATTTGCTCGATAGGCAATATGACGATGAACACTACAATTGTGTTCACTTTGTTCATGAAGCTGCAATGGACCTATATGGTATAGATCGGGCGGAAGCGCTTGAACTCTTTATGCAGCCTAAGGGCAAAATTACTTTTTTATCTTCACGGTTAAAACTTTTAAATCCGCTACCCATGCCCAAGGAAGGCTGCATAGTCGCCTTCCATCCGAGACAAAGAAATAAGCCCCCGCATGTGGGGCTTTTTCGTGGGCAAAAGATTCTTCACCTCATGGAAAGCGGAGTCACTTATTTGCCTGAAGAGGTTGTGATGGAAATGGGGTTTAATCGGGTCAGTTATTATGATTAAAGTTATTTATAAAAAAGATGCTTTGTCTGAAGAAAAGACAATTGAACAGGCTCAAACCATTGGGCAATGGCTCACTTCAAAATATGAACATATGCCTGAGCATGTCCGTATCTTTCATACCACAAGCAATATGGATCATGCGGAAATTTCATTTGCGAACGAAGTCACACCGAAGAATGCTTATGAGTTAAAGCAGCTTGATTTCTTACCGGGTACTTTTATCGTAGTTGAGAACCCAAAATGGGTCGCTGCTATTGTTTCGATTGTGATTAGCATTGCGATCGCATTTTTAATGCCGACGCCATCAATAGCACAAACGACTCAAAATACTAACCAGTCTTCTTCAGCAAACAATGAACTTTCTAACCGTGAAAACAAGATCCGGGTGAATGGTCGTATTGCTGATAACTATGGAGCTGGGTGGAATACTCCCGACCTAATCGCAGTACCTTACAAGGTATATGAAAACAACGTTGAAGTTGAGCATGTAGTGGGCTGTATTGGGCGTGGACACTATAAAATCAATGGAGCTTATGACGGTGAAACCAATATTGTCGATATTGCCGGTGCATCGGTAGAAGTCTTTCGACCAGGTGTAGATATTGTTTCAGGTGAGCCATATTTTTCGCTTGGTACCGAAATTACAACTCCACCCTTAACGGTTCAGCATCAAACTTCTGTTAATGGCCAAGTTCTCCGTCCTGCAGATACACAGTCTTTAGAAGGTACGAACTACCTTCATTTTGCATATCCAAACGAGATTCTTCGGGCAACGGCAAACAACACAGATTTAACCACTAAGTTTGTAAGTAATGACCGCGTAGAAATCACCAATGCCTCATTCACGTTTAATGGCCAGACTTATGATTTAAACGGCACTTACAGCGTTCTATCAGTTGCTGATGATCGCATGACGTTATCAAATCCGGCGGCCGTTAATGCAAACTGGTTAAAGCTTAAAGAGTTAAGTACCCAGCAAACAGCAGCTTTGTCACCAAAGATCAGTTCAATAGGTGAAAAGTGGATTGGTCCATTCATTCTAGACAATGTCGAACGAAGTCGGGTGCTGTGTAATTTTGTGGCCACAAATGGACTTTATACCGTCTCTTCTGGAGGGAATCAGGGGGCTGTAAACGTCACGATTGAAGTAGAAGTAACGCCGGTAAATGAATCGGGTGCAGCCATTGGTAATCCAATGCTAAAGCAGATCATTCTAAAGGGTTCGGCAAAGTCACGTCAGACAGTTGGCGCAACGCTGGATATGGTGACTTTTCAGGGGCGCTGTAGTGTCCGTGCACGCCGTTTAACTCCAACACCGGCAGTTACCACTGTTGTTGATGAAGTAAAGTGGCAGGCGCTTTACGGTGCTTATCCTTTACAAAGCACAGTGTATGAGCATGAAACGGTTTTTCGTGCGCGTACTTATGCAACCACTGGAGCTTTATCTGTCAAGTCCCGCAAGATCAATTTTGATCTTCAGCGGATGTTACCGACTTTTAAAAACGGCGCAATGACGACAGAGCTATTTCCAACATCAAGCTTTGCTGATGCACTGGTTTCAATGGCACTGGATGACAAGATTGGCCGTCGTACGATTGATGAGATTGATCTGGAAAACATCTATCGGACTTATAACGATGTAGTTGATTATTTTGGTACGCCACTTGCGGCTGAGTTCTGTACCACTATTGATGATACAAACCTATCTTTTGAAGAGCTGGTTACCAATCTTTGTGATGCCGTATTTTGTACCGCATATCGGCAAAACAATAAGCTCAAGCTTTATTTTGAACGTCCAACTGATAACTCGGTAATGCTGTTTAACTTCAGGAATATCATTCCGGATAGTTACAAGCATGACCTGACCTTTGGCATGATGAATGACTACGACGGACTGATCTATGAATACACGGATCCGACCGACGACACCCGCATAAATATCTATCTACCGGATAAAGGGGCCAAGAACCCCAAAGAGGTGAAATCTGTAGGTGTGCGTAACAAGTGGCAAGCGCATTTCAATGCGTACCGGCTTTGGAACAAGCTTCGCTTCCAGCGCAAATCCATTACCTTTGATGCGGCACCAGAATCAGAATTACTGGTTTTACGTGACCGGATCGCTGTAGCTGATTATCGCAATGGTATCCATCAAAGTGGTGAGGTGGTGCAGCAAGAGGGTTTAATCCTGACTTTAAGCCATGATGTAGATTTTATTGCAGGCAAGAGTTATGTGATTTATTTGCAAATGGGGGATGGTACCGTGGACCTTATTCCTGTTACCGCAGGATCTGCCAAGAACAAAGTAGTTTTAGGGCGTTTACCGAACGGGGCCTTAAAGCTTAGTCCCGATGACTTTGTGAATACTATCTATACGGTGGTTAATGACGATACCAAAGGCTCACTGCCTTATCTGGTTGCAAAAAGAGAACCGGCTGACCAGTTCTCTAATACTATTACTGCAATTAATTACGATGAACGTTATTACCTCAATGACAAGGACTTTATTGATGTACCGGTAGATGATTCACCGATTTACATTCGATATGACCAGCTGGATATTAATCTGGCACGTTTATATCAGATGCAAAGAGGGGATTTGCCAACGACTGGAGAAATCAGTTTTGTAGTTGAAGCAGGTGCACTGGTTTCAAGTTCAAGTTCTTATCGACCGGAAACCAGATTTGTCTATAAATTCGACTATAAGTCTAGTCCTGCAAAACGAGAGTATATCGTTCCAGCTGCATCAGAATTACCTGCTATTGATACTGGTGAGTTCCCACCTGATCTGGTGGTAAATTTGACTATTAAAGGTGCTGTTGTTGGACGTGGTGGTGATGGCGGGTTGCCACATCTAGCTTACGGAGATTGGGAAAAAGATTCAGACTTCAATTTTACCAAAACCCGGCGTGATGGTTTTCAGGGAGCA